CTGTTTGAAGAGCTGAATGCACCGGGCATGAACGTGAATGCGATGGATGATGCGCTCAGCGAATGGCCGTTGCAGGTGGAGCAAGTGTGGGTAACGGCGCATATCGTTGCAGCGCGGGCGTTGGAGTTGATCGAGACGATGCGCGAGACCGCGCAAATCGATGTGGACAAGTTGCCAACGCGGGTGATGGGGCAACACCTGATGAGTGCCGCAGAGGCCGAGGCTTGGGCGTTTGATGCGCCCTTGATTGCCAATAAACACGAGGGAAACAAGGCGATGCGGCATGAGCTGCGCGAGATCGCCAAGCCTGCCGGGCGCGGTCGCCCCAAGGGCTCGACCAATAAAGGTAAGGCAGAGTAGCCATGCGGCGCGCGGCGATGGTGAGCGAGATTGTGACAGGCGGCAAGCAAGTGGCGGTGAGACCCACCGCCCAAGTGCTGGCTCTGCGCAGCCGCGACCCGTGGAAGGAAGCGACCGAGCGGGCGCGCCAAGTGGCGCAATTCCGCGAGGCTGTGGTGAGTTACCTATTGCAAATGATCGACACGGGTGTGTCGCAAAACAATGCAGTGGGCTTGTTATTTGAGCGCGCTGAGGCGCAACAACTCTCCAGCCATGTGCTGGTTGCGCTGGCGGGCGCAGCCAAGAAGGGGCGTGGCGCGCCCAGCCGCAGCGCGCTGTGCGAGTGGTGCGCGTTGCACCGCGAGGGCGGTATTGCTGCCCTGCTGCCCGACCACAAAGGCCGCGTGGTGGAGGCTGCCGCGTGGTGGGGGCCCGCGCTGGAGTATTACAACAACCCCGGCAAGCCGGACATGGCGGTGGTGCATCGCCGTCTCACCGAGGTGGAGGGCTTTGCCGTGACGTATGAGCAGGTGCGCGGTTATTTGACGGGTGTGCCCGCGATGTACGGGCGCAACAGCCCGGCGCGTATCGGTAAAAACCTGTATCGCCTCACGCAAAAGGCCTTTATTACCCGCTCCACCCGCAATGCGTTGCCCGGCGATGTGTACGCGGCAGATGGCTACCGCGCCGACGTGTATCTGGCACACCCGCTCAGCGGCGACATCTGGCGCGCCGAGCTGACCGTGGCGATTGATTTGCGTAGCCGCGTGTGCGTGGGCTGGCGTGCCGATGAGCATGAGGGCACGGTTGCGGTACATAACATGTGGGCAGAGTGTTTTGCGCGCCACAACCACGTGCCGCCGTTCCTGTATGTGGACAACGGTTCAGGCTACAAGAACAGGCTGATGAGCGATGAGATGACCGGGTTCTACGCCCGCGCTGGGGTGCAGCAGATCATCCACGCGCTGCCCGGCAACCCGCACGGCAAGGGCTGGATAGAGCGGTTTTTTCGCGGCGTGCGCGATGACTTCCTCAAGTTGTGGCGACCCGAATTTTATTGCGGGCCGGATATGGCCAAAGAAGTACTGGAGCGCACGGTGCGCGAGATCAAGGCCGGGCGGCTGGTGCTGCCCACGCTGGCGGAGTTTGCCGATGCGTTTAATGACTGGCTACACCGCCACGCGCAGCGCGCACACCCCGAAGATAAAAACGTGACCCGCGCGCAGCTGTGGGGCGAGCTGGTGCCGATTCCGCCCCATGCCAGCGTGCTGGAACTCAAGCGGCAAGCGGTGACGCTGGGGGTACGGCGTGCGCGCATCACGCACCAGAAGCGTATTTACAGCCACCCCGATCTGCACGCGTTTAACGGCGCAGACGCGATTTTGGAATATGACTTGATGGATGACCACATCGGTGTGGTGCGCACGCCGCAAGGGCGATGGATATGCGATGCGCATCTGGTGAGCGCGATTGATGTGGTCGCGCCGAACCGGCTGGAGGAGAAGCGCATCGCGCGCGTTGGCAACGCGATCACGCGGCTGGAGAAAAAAATCGACGAACAAAAAGCCCGCGCCGGTCGCGTGTTTGACGCGGAGGAAGTGGCAGACAGTGTATTGCCCGCGTTGACGAACGCGGGGGAAGTGGCAGGTGAATTGGAGATGTATGAGTTGGATTTAACCGTAGAAGAACCCTATCAAGGAGATGAATATGAGCAGTGAGAAAAAGCAGTATCCCAGCCATTACACGGCTGCGGACGTGGTGATGATCGAACGCATCACCACGTGGATGGCGGAGCGCAGCTACACGCAGGCGGCGTTGGCAAGGCTGTCACGGGTGGCCGCATCAACGTTGAATCAAATTTTGAACGGGGGCTATGTCACCAGTCCCAGCAAGCAGCTGTCCTCGGTGCAATCGGCGATGCGCCACGCCGAGGAAACCACCTCGGACGCGGTGCAGCCCGTTGAAACCAGCGTTTTTAAGCTGGGGCAAAGCTGCTGCGCGATGGCGCGCCGCTACCGAAACTTCGCGGTGTTGAGCTGCTACGTGGGAACGGGCAAGACCTTTTCCATCAAGCACTACGCGGCGACGCACAGCAACACTCATTTAATCGAGGCTACGCCGACCATGACCACGCAGAGCCTGGTGAAGCTGCTGGCAAAGAGGGTAGCGGGGTTCGAGGGCAAAGGCAGTATCGCCGACCGCTTCGATGCGGTGGTGGACGCGCTGCGCAACACCGACAGCCTGCTGATCATCGACGAGGCGGAGACGCTGACCCCGCACCAATTGCACACGCTGCGCCGTCTGCGCGACCTCGCCAACATCGGCATCTTGCTGTGCGGTACGGAGCATCTTTCAGGGCTAATCAAGCCGGAACACGGGCAGTTTGACCAGATACGCAGCCGCTGCGGCTTCTGGCCGGACACGGTGCGCGGCATCACCAAAGAGGATGCTGCCGCGCTGGTGCAGAGCGGCTTCGGCACCGAGGAGATCGCCGACGAGGTGGTGCAACGCCTGTACCAATACAGCAAGGGCAGTGCGCGGATGCTGGTGGAAGGCTTGATCGCGGGTATCAAGGAGTTTCGCAAGGGTCGCGCGCTGGATGTGCGGCTGGTGGACTCGGTCGCCAAGCAGGTGCTGTGCCTGCAATCTGTGGCTTAGGGGGAGTGATGAAGATCGATTGGGTGTGGGTGGGCATCGGGTTGTACCTGTTGGCACAGGTGCTGGTGATTTTATTTTTAAGGGGAGCGAGCCATGAATAAATTCGAGGTGTTGGAGGTACGTGCGGCGGCTAAACCCGCGCATACGGATCGCAAGCTGGATGATCGCTACTGGCAGGCGTGGGGCTGCGTTAAGTGGCTTAAATCACAGGGATTCAAATTGCGCGAAGTGAGCGTGGATGCGCGCCGCGCGCGTATCGACATCGAGCATTCTTCGCTGTGCGACAAGCTAGAGGGAGCGGTGTATATGACCGAACGGGCGGTAAACCATCCAACTAAACGTTACTGGTTGGCGATTAGGTTTGAGTGTCAGATTTGCTGGTCTGCGCAGGAGTTGCATTGATGGATACCGCAACCCATTTTGTTAAAAAAACGCCAGATAACATTTTCGCGGCGGTGGTGTACATCGAAGAGCTGGAGATCGAGCTGGGCAAACAGACTCAGCTGGTGGCGCGGCTGGCGGAGAAGTTGGCGGCGATGAATCTGTTGGCCAACAACCTCGCGGATAACCTGTACGCGCTGGTAGATAACCATGAGGCAGGAGATCAACCGTTGCTCGCTGCCCATTTGCAGCGGCTCTCGGACAACCGTAAGGCGATGCGTAAAGGGGTGCTGCAATGATTGCCGAAACAATAAATAGCGACATCTATGCGGCATTAAAAAAGTCAACCAGCCAGCAGCCCGTTGAGTTTGCCGAGCTAGTGAAACGGCTGGATGGGTGGAAGGAAGCTGACGTGATCATCGCTTTAGAGGCGATGTATCGGAGCAACCAGCTCGGCTGCTGCATGGTTACAAAATACCCGCGCAAGAGTGAGCCTCAAGTGCATCACATGTGGTGGGTGGTGGGGAAAGTCGAGATACCTGCCTATTATAAAAATCTGCAAGGCGAACATGTCAGAAGTGGGTCGCGGGCATGAGCCTATTTACCCATCAGCAAGTGCAGCTTGCCGTGCTACCGATCCTGAAGAAATATCAGCACGATGGTTTCACCATCAACGATTTGATCGCCGAGATGAACCATGCGGCTTGGGAGTTCGCTTCGCTCAATGATATTGGGCTCAGAAAGCTTGAAGCTGAATTGAAAAAGAAAGCGCAAGTATGAAGCTATCCTGCCCTGCCTGCGGTGCGGTGGCCTCGCTCGATGTGCTGATCGGCCATGAGGGTGCGCGCGATGCGGTGATGGTATCGCTCTCGTTACCTGCACCGCTCGGCAATCTGCTGGTGCAGTACCTGGCATTGTTCCGCCCCGCCAGCCGCAACCTGTCGATGGATCGCGTCGCCAACCTGCTCGGCGAGCTTAAGGTGATGATTTCCGAAGCCAGAATAGAGCGCGGCGGACGGACATGGTCAGCCCCGCAAGACTACTGGAAGATGGCACTCGAAGAGATGATAGGCAAGCGCGACAAGCTCACGCTGCCGCTCAAGAGTCACGGCTACTTGCTAGCCATTATCGAGGGTTACGGCAGCAAGGCGGAAGGCAAGCAGGAGGCACAAGCTGAGGCGCGGCGCGGCGGGCACACGCCTGTGGGCGGGGTGGAGCACCCCTCCCATGCCGCCCACCCTTCGACAGGCTCAGGGCGAACGGATCGCCCCAAGTCAGAATTTCCCAGCGCGGTGAAAGCCGCGCTGCGCAAATAATTTTTTATAACCACAGGAGAAAAAAAACCATGAATACCCCAAATAAAACCATCCCCTCAGGCTATCGCGAGGACGCAACCGGCAGGCTAATCCCGGAGAGCATGATCAAGCCCGTTGACCTCAAGCGCAATGAGCTGGTGTGCGTGATCGCCGAGCAGGCCAAGGCGATGCAGGCGCAGCTGCGCGAGTTCAAGGTGAACGTTTTTTACAACATCAACGCGTTTGTAGATTTCTCGGCTAAAGAATACGGCGTGACGATGGGCGGAAAGAAGGGAAACATCACGCTGTACAGCTTTGACGGTGCATTTAAGGTGCAGTTGTCCATCGCCGAGCACATGGTGTTCGACGAGCGTTTGCAGGCTGCCAAGCACCTGATAGACGAGTGCATCACCGAGTGGTCGCAAGGCAGCCGCGACGAGATCAAGGTGCTGGTGCAGGACGCGTTCCAGACGGACAAGGAGGGCAAGATCAACACCGGGCGCGTGCTGGGGCTACGCAGATTAGACATCAAGGGTAAGCAGTGGATGGCGGCGATGCAGGCGATCAGCGAAAGCCTGCAAGTGGTGGGCAGCAAGGAATATGTGCGATTTTATGAGCGTATCGAGGGAACGGACGAATACCGACCGATCTCGCTAGATGTGGCGGCACTTTGAGATGAGTGCACTATTCATCTTCATCGCCACCTTTGCGGTGGTGCTGTTTCTAGGCTTGCAGAGCCTCAATGTCAACGGCGGGCACAAGCTGCTTGCAGTGGGGACGAGCTTCGGTATTAGCGTCGCCAACCTGTTTATCCTCAAGGTGATGCCGGGCCCGACCGATTGGCTGGATCACCTCGCCTACATGACCGGCGGGCCGTTGGGTATTTATGCCAGCATGTGCATCCATCCGTGGGTAGTGCGCCTGTTCCGGGGACGGGCGCGGGCATGAGCGATTTGATCAAGCATTACCGCCAGTTGGTGGGCATCGCCAAGACCTGGGCGTTGAAGAGCTTGCCCGGCTGGAGTGAGGAGTGCCACCGCGATTTGTTGCAGCGGCACGGGGCGGTTGAGATAGAGGGCAGGCTGTCGGCGAGCAGCCTGAATGTGCCACAGCTAGATGCGGTGTTGAGCGATTATGAGCGGCGCGGCTGGTCGCGGCACAAGCGGATGTTTGGCGGTAACCCCCCTTCGACAGGCTCAGGGCAGGCTTCGACAGGCTCAGGGAGAACGGATAAGCCGCGTGCTGTACCGCCGCGCATCGCCTTTATGGTTCGGGCGTGGGGTAAGTTGGGCATGGCGGGCAAGATAAATAGCTCAAGCAGACAATCGTTGCTGGCATTCTGCGCGCGGCAGGTGGGGCAGGATGTATCGGATTTGGATAGCTTAAGCGTGGCGGAGTGCCAGGCGATCAGTGAGGCACTCAAGGCGTGGCTGGCTAGATGATCTTTCCTCCCGTCGATCCCGAATTGCTGCGCAGCCTGCCGCCCGTGTTGGGCGCGGTGGTGCGCGCCTTGGGCTTTGGGCGGGCGCGGGATTTTTTGCAACAACACGGCGGGGTGAACGTGGTGATCCCGCTGCGCAAACACCAGGCACTCAATCTGAGCGCGGAGGAGTTGCAACGCATCCGCGACACGTTGCACCCGCATATGGATCACGTCGGGCGGGTGTGGATGCCCAAGCCGGACAAGCTGTTTATTCGCACCCGCAATGCGCAAATCCGCAAGGATAGGCATAAAGCCAGTATCAATGCCCAGGCGAAGCGGTATCGGCTGTCATCGCGGCAAATCCAGAATATACGGGGCGCGGCAGAAGAGGTGCAGCGGGAATTGTTTTAGTAAGTTACATTCGCTAATCAAACCCCATTCAAAAACCCATCAGCGCGTTTGAATTAGACTCAATACTGCCTGCCTATACCTTCACCTCACATCGCCGCCTCAATCGCTTAAAACGCGTTTAATCGATTCCGCCATCACCCTCTATCATCGGGAAACATTTCCCGCCTCATTTAATCTCGCGCGATGCGCGATGATGCTCGTCATTCGAGGAGCGTCAATGTCATCAGCAAACAAGCCATCAGTTTATTTCGCGTCACTCAGTTTTGAGTTGGCGGCGGATGCGTCTGCCGTGCCGAGCGCGATCAAGTTATTGCCGAGCGGTGAGTTTCGCGCCAACGATGGTCGTCCTGCCGAGTGTGGGGCATGGCGCATTGATGCCGCACTGGCCGCAAAAGTGATCGCGCGGGTGGCGCAGCGCAAGGTGAAGATGGTGATCGATTATGAGCATCAGAGCTTGCGCGCTATCGACAACGGGCAGAAGGTGATCGCGGCGGGCTGGATCCCCAACAGCCTTGAGTGGCGTGAGGGTGATGGCCTGTACGCGACCAATATCACTTGGACTAAAGATGCGCGGCGGGAAATCGCCGAGCTCAAGATTCGTTATATCTCCCCGGTATTTTATTACAACGCCAATGGCGAGGTGTTGGACATCGCGTCCGTCGCCCTGACCAATACACCCGCGCTGGATGATTTGGGCGAGCTGGCACGTGCCGCGCTGAGTCGCGGTGACTTTACTACTCATTTTTCAACCACTACAGGAGATGCCGAGATGGCTCAAACTGACCAGCAAGTTGCCGCCCTGACGGCGGAACGCGATGTTGCCAAGCAAGCATTGGCAATTCTCACCACTGAAAATACGGCAATCAAAACCCAGCTCGCCGCGCTGACCACGGAAAATACGGCAATCAAAACCCAGCTCGCCGCGCTGACCACGGAAAATACCACGCTGAAAAGCGAGGTCGAGGCGGTCAAGGCGAAAGAGTTGGCCGCCGCTGCCGCCGCAGAAAAAACCAAACACGGCGAGCTGTTGCAGGCCGCGTTGAGCAAAGGCTTGTTGTTGCCCGCGCAAAAGCCCTGGGCGGAAAAGCAAAGCCTCACCGCACTCACCGAATATTTGGATGCCACCGATCCGGTTGCGCTGCTCAATAAGCAGGCGGGCGGAAAGCTGGATGCGGGAGATTTTGGACTGAGCCAGGTGGAGTTGGCTGAATGTACCAAGATGCGGGTGAATCCGGAAGATTTCGCCAAAGCCAAGGCTGATCTGGCGAAAAAGCGCGCGGTCGTTTAGTTCGGCTGACCACTTCCCAATTTAATTTTTAAGGAGAATTCGATATGGCAACTCAAGTGTTAACGCAAGGGCAGATCAACGCGCTCAATACCTCACTCACCGCCCGTTTCAACCACGGGCTGGTGGCGCAAAATGAAACGTGGAAACAGGTGGCGATGCTGGTGGCCAGCAACGGTATGTCCAACACCTACGAGTGGCTGAGCCAGTTCCCGGCGTTCCGCGAATGGGTGGGAGCGCGGCTGCATAAGGTGGCAAAAGAAACCGCTTACACGGTGGCTAACCGAAAGTTTGAAAATACCTTGGATGTGCCGCGAGAATCGATTGAGGATGACAATTACGGGATGTACGGCGACATCGCGTACAGCTACGGCCTTTCGATCGGTGACTTGAAAAATGACATTGTTTTTGCTGGCATTAAGGCGGGTTTTGCCGAGATTTGTTACGACGGGCAATTTTTCTTTGACACCGACCATCCGGTTTACCCCAACGAGGACGGCACGGGTGTAGCGGTGACGGTTAGCAATATGCAGGCCGGTGTGGCCGAGCCTTGGGCATTGCTCTGCACCGACCGTGCGCCGAAGCCGTTTTATCTGCAAGAGCGGATGGCGGCGGAATTCGTGACTAAAACCAACGCGACGACCAGTGATTTTGTGTTTGAGAACGACAAATTCAGCTACGGCGGTCGCTGGCGCGGCGACTTTGTCTACGGCTTTTGGCAGCTCGCCTACGGTTCAAAAGCGGCGTTGACTACCGCGAATTTTGAAGCCGCATTTTTGGCGATGGAAACGCAAAAAGGCGACGGCAACCGCCGCCTCGGCATCACCCCAGATTTACTGGTGTGCGGCCCAGCCAACCGCTCTGCCGCAGAGGCGATGCTCAAAGCCGCACAGAACGCGGCGGGCGCAAGCAACGTGAATTTCAACAAGGTTAAATTGCTGGTTACACCTTGGTTAGCTGCCTAATTAAATAACCCCTCTCCCTAACCCTCTCCCACAAGTGGAGAGGGGATGAAGGTGAAAATTTAGGAGATTTGGAATGGCAAAAATACTTTACGTGCGGGTGGTGGCGAAAACGGGTGCACAAACATTCTATCGCTGCGCGCTAGAATTCTCGCGCGAGTGGCGCGAGGTGGAGGTGGATGCCGCCACGGCGAAACGCTTGCAAGAAGAGCAGATGCTGGAAGTGGTGGATGTGCGGCCGGAAGGCTACGCGGCGGAACAGGCTGCGGCAGCCGAGCCGGTTGCCTTGACTGAGACGCAACGTGCGGAGGCCATCGCCCACGCGATTGCCGTGCTGGATAAAGATAATCCTACCTTGTGGACGGGTGGCGGTTTGCCGACTACGGTGGCACTGAGTGAGATCACACAATTTACCGTGACCGCCATCGAGCGCGATGCGGTGTGGGCTGAGGTCGGTAAAGTCTAGCCATGCCAAATTTTGCCACCCGTGCAGATTTGTTGGAGCGCAGCTCGGCGCGCCGTCTGGCGCAACTGGCTGTGCCTACCGATATGCGCATGCCGCCCGATGAGGCATTACGGCTGGCGATAGGCGGCGGGGTTGGCGTGCTGGATGCGTTTACTGCCGATGAGGTGGTGTCCACCAATTTGGCGGTAGCAGCTATCGATAAGGCGTTGACCGATGCCAGCGCGCTGATGGTGAGCTACGGTTTGCCGGATGCGGCGAGCAATAGTTTGCTGGCGCGGCTGTGCTCGACGATAGCCCTGTATTACCTGCAAGGTGCGGAGCGCATGACCGAGGATGTGCAGCGCACTTACGATGCGAGCGTTGCAACGCTTAAGTCGCATAGCAAGGGCGAGTTGGCGTTGATTCCCGTTGCACCGCAAGTGCCGCCGATTTCGGAAGCGACGGTGCAGTTTGATGCGCCGGTGCGGCGTTACGGTGGCGCGCCGGCCACATCGAATATCTGGTGATGAAAGTGTCCTTGGCCACTTACCCTCACCCTAACCCTCTCCCACTGGGAGAGGGGACAAACGTGAAAAACGAAAGCCCACGATGATCTCGCTCAAGCCGCTGATGCAGATTTTGAAAGCCAAGCCAGACACATTTGAGGCTTTATGGTTTCGCAAGATAGGCGGCGCAGCCGAGTATGCGCAAATTCGCCCGGAGGCGTTGCCATTGCCCGCCGCATGGGTGGTGCGCAATGCCGATAAGTCAACCCATGCAGGTGAACGGGCGGAGAATTTAACGCTGAGTTTTGATGTGGTGATCGCCATCGAAAACGCGAGAGAACACGAGCCGGGCGATACCGATGAGTTGCTGCTGGCGTATCGCCGGGCGGTGAAAAATTTGTTGCTGGGTTGGGAAATTGAGCCCGATGTACGCCCGATCAATTTTGACGGTGGGCGCGTGATCGAATACACCGATGGCGATTTGTATTGGGCGGATCGCTACAGCTTTGATGCGCTGGTGACGAATTATTTGCCCGACCCGACTAATTTTATTGATTTAACCAGAACAGGAGCTAGCTTATGATTTCGATTCCGCAGTTACCGGCCGCATTACGCTATCCGGGTGCTTACATCGTGGTAGACGGCTCTCAAGCCGGGTTGGGCGGGGATATTCCCGCTGTGTTGCTGGTGGGGCAAAAGCTCGCCAGCGGCACTGCCGCAGCAGGCGAGATTGTGTTGCTGTCCGGCGTTAAAGATGCCGAGACCAAGGCGGGTGCAGGCTCGATGTTGGCGCAAATGGCGGCACGTTATCGCGCCATCGACCCCGCGCTGGATTTATACATGTTGCCCTATGCGGACAACGTGGCGGGTGTGCAGGCGACTGCCCCGCTCACGGTGACGGCATCCCCTACCGCGAGCGGCACGTTGGCGTTGTATATCGCCGGACGCTTGGTGTCGGTGGCGATTGTGTCGGGCGATACGCCCACGCTGGTGGCGACCGCCATTGCGGCGGCGATCACCGCGAATGCGGATGTGCCTGTTACGGCGACCTCTGCGCTGGGTGTGGTGACGCTCACCGCGAAACACAAAGGCACATGCGGCAACGCCATCGATTTGCGATTGAATTTGTACGGCGAAACCACGCCCGCAGGCTTGGCCACCACGCTGGTGGCGATGTCGGGCGGTACGGGTGATCCTGCGTCGGGCGACTTGACTGCCATTCTCGGCGCGAACTGGTATCGCTACATCGCGCTGGGTATCAACGATGCCGCCACGCTGGCGGCCTGGCACACCGAAAGCCAGGCGCGCTATTTGCCGCCGGTGCAGGCAGGCTTTAGAGCCTTTACCACACATCGCGGCGATTACGCGGCGGCAGTGGCGTTTGGTCAGACCAAAAATTATGAACACATCTGCGATTTGAGTTTGGGAATCAACCCCACCAGCACTTGGGAGGCAGCGGCGATGTTGTGTGCCGCCGCAGGGCCGCACTTGGCCAACAACCCGGTGGAGTCGCTGGAGGGTGTACCGCTGCCCGGCATGATAGGCGCGAGCTACCACGACTGGACGCAGGCCAACAGCCTGCTATACAAGGGCATGAGCGTGATGCAGGTGAGTCGCGACGGCTCGTGCAGCATCAAGCGGTTGGTGAGCATGTACCAGTTTAAGCCGGACGGCTCGGCAGATGATGCGTTCCTTGACATCAATACCGCCGAGGTGATGGAGCGCATCCGCTACGAGCAGCGCAGCGGCGCGATCCGGCGTTTTACCGGCTCGGCCGCCGCGAAGAGTAACGAGGGCTACCGCCCCGGCTTGCGCATCACCACCATCGACGATGTGCGCGGCTATTTGCTGAGCTTGTACCAGCACACGCTGATGCAGGAATTCGGCTGGGTGCAGGAATACGCGTATTACAAAGATCATCTGGTGGTGGAGCAGGACCCGCTGAATCCGAGTCGGTTTAACTTTGCCGACCAACCGGTGCTGTTGTCGCCGTATTACATTTTGGCGGGCGTGGGGCAGTTTAGAAAAGCTGTTTAACCCCCTCTCCCTAACCCTCTCCCACCAGGGGAGAGGGGATTGAGGATTAAATTTAGTTCAAAGGAGATTTGAAGATGGCTCAATTAAACAATATCCGCACGGTGTCCGTGCCGTCGCTGGGCAAGTTGCCGTTGGCGGAAAAGCCCGGCACGTTTACGCCCAGCGGGGTGAAGCGCGACCACAAAGGTGGCCGCTTGGCTGAGGATGGCGGTTACACCGAAACGGCTGTGCCCGCGAAACTGGAGCTGTCGCTGAACAGCCAAGGCGGCATCGATATGGCGGCGGTAAACGCCATCGGCGACGAGGACATCACGATACGTCTAGCCGACGGGCATGTGCATTTGATGTCACGCGCCTTCGTCACCGAGCCGATGCAGATCAGCGATGGAGAAAGCAAAATTACGTTTATGTCCAACACCTCGGAGCAGATCAGCTAATGAAACTCAAACTCAAATATCCGATTTTGATCGGGAAGACTACGATTGAGGAGCTGACGTTTCGGGATTATGCGACCGCTGATGATCTGCTGGCGTTCGATGAGCGCGGCGCGAATCAGCAGACCATTAAGCTGATCGCTAACCTGACGGGGTCGGATGACGCGTTGATTAAAAAATTGCACGTGAGCGATTATCGAAAAGCGGATTCAATAGCTTCAGATTTGATCAGGCCGGAGGCGGACGAAAAAAACGTAGTCGAGTCCTGATCGCGTGCGCACTGGTTGCGCGCGGTTTGCATCAGGACTTGCGTTATGTGCGTTGCATCCCACTCGCCGAGCTGTTTATTTGGGCAGAAATCGCCGCCGCAATGGAGGGGCGGACATTTAATTAACTGGTAAACAGAGAGCCTGTCATGCGTGATGTCAAATTTGGTATAGAGATAAATTTGAAGGGTGCGCAAACCGTCACCCAAGCCACCAACCAGCTCGAAAACTCGATCCGCAAAACCGAAGCTCGCTACCGCGAGCTGGCTGCATCCGGCAAGTTGTCGCTCAAGCAGCAAACCGCCGCCGCGACGGCGATGCGCGCCAAAATTGACGAGTCGCGCCAAGCAATTGATAAGTTGCAAGCCAGTGTGGGCAACACCGCCGTTGCCAAATACGCACAAAATATCGAGGCGCGTCGCACCTTGGGCATACGCGCCGAAAAAGACATTCAGCGCGAAATCCAACAAACCGAATCAGCCTACCAGCGGTTAGCCAAAAGCGGCGTGGTGAGCGCGCGCGAATTGTCGCGGGCGCAGGAGGCCAGCCTTGCCAGAGTGCGCGAGCTGCGCCGCGAGCTGGGCGAAACGGAGAAGGTGCAAAAACGCATCGGCATCAGCCCCGGTGCGATCACGGCGGCGGCGGGCGCATACATGCTAGCCAAGCCTGCGGTGACGCGTGCGATGGACTACGACCGCACCGTTGCCGGGCTGACCAACACGATGTTCAACGACCGCGATGCGTCGGGAAGAATTTCGGGTAAGGCCGAAATCAAAAAAGCCATTCAAGACGCGTTGAAATTCGGTGGGGGTACACGCGAGCAGGCGGCGGGCACGCTGTCTGCACTGATGAGCAGCGGCGAGTTTGGTAAATCGCATGCGTATAGCCTGCTGGGCACCATTCAAAAAGCCAGCACCGCAACGGGTGCCGACTCAGAGCAGCTGGCGAATATCGCGCTGGCGGCGAAACGCATGGGGATCAAGCCGGAAGATATTCCCAGCGCCTTATCCAAGGCCATTCGCGCGGGCGAATTGGGCGGGTTTGAGCTGGTAGATATGGCAAAACATTTACCTGCGGTGCTGAGTTCTTCGCGTGCGCTTGGGCTATCCGGTATGGGTGGTTTTGAGCGTATCCTCGCCTCGATGCAAGCCTCCGTTTTGACCGCTGGAACAAAAGATGAGGCGGCCAACAACCTCATAAACATGCTGGAAAAATTGAACGGGAACGATACTAATAAAGACTTCCAGAAGCGCGGTATCGATTTGCGCGGCGAGCTGGCAAAAGGTGCGGCTCGCGGCGAGGACGCGGTGACGACTTTTACCAAACTGATTGATGTGATGATTTCGCGCAGCCCAAAAATGCGAGTGGCAGCGCAAGAGTTGGATCGGTTAACCTCGCTGGCGCAAGATAAAAAAAACCCATTGCGCGAGCAAGCCCTCAAGCAAATTGCGCAGATTTATGCCTCGGCAGAAATTGGCACAGTGTTACAGGATAGACAGGCATTGCAAGGGTTTCGCGCCGAGTCGCAAGGCGGGAAATCGGGCCTGCTCGCAACGGTGCGCGCAGGCTTGCTAAAAGACGATGCGCAGCAGGAGTTGAGCCGCAGTTTCGCGGTGATGAACGATACCGCGAGCGTGCAGGCGCAACGATTGGCGAACGCGAATTTGGAGGGTCAGGACATTGCCTTAACCAGTGCCGGAGGGGTGCTTAAACCTTTTACCCAGGGCGTAGTTGCGGCCGCAGAAAAATTCCCGCTACTCACCGCCTCGGTCACTGCCGCCACTGCCTCACTAGGCTTGCTCGCGGGTGCAGCGGGAATAAATGCGATGACGCGTGGCAAAGGCGCGGCTGTAGTGGGGGTTGCCAATACTCGATCATCGCGCATGATGGGCAAGTTTGGTTTGACGGCGGCGGTAGCAGGTGCGTCCCTATCTCAGTTTGGCGATGAGGATTCCGCCGCTGTGCGCTACGGTTCTGCCGCGCTGAGTGGTGCGGGGTTGGGGGCGATGTTCGGCCCGATTGGTGCGATCATCGGTGCGGCGGGTGGGTTGGCAATTCAAGGGGTAGTTGATTCACTCAAAACGGATGTCAACGCCAAGGCGCACATCAAGCTCGATGTCAACCTCCCCCCCGGCGCGACGGTGCGCTCTCACGATGTGAACGCGGCGGGTAATCTGATGTTACATACCAACATCGGCAATTTGTACAGCGTGCCATGAGCAAGATCACTCTCCCAGCCTGGGCGCAACGTATGGTGACGGCCTCGTTTAACGGGCTAGATTTTTTGACCGAGAGCCACGACAGCAAGAGCGGGCGGCGCTTGGTAGTGCATGAGTTTCCCGGTGCGGATCAGCCCTTGGTGGAAGACCTCGGTGCCAAGGCGGATGAGTTTAAGCTCAATGCCTATTTCATCGGCGCGGATTACGATCTCGCACGGGATAAATTTTTGCTGGCACTCAATACCCCTGATGCCCAGTGGCTGATGCACCCGTGGCGCGGTGCGCTATGGGTACGCGCGCACAGTTGGTCGGTGCATGAGAGCAACGACAAGGGCGGGTATTGCACGATCAGCGTGGATTTCGTGCCGGGTGGGCAGGTACAGACGGTGCTGGTGGACCGTATGGAGTTGGCGGATCGGGCGATCAAGATTTTCAACAGCGGGGTGACGCTGGATTACACCCCGGTGCCGACCCCTGCCGATCAGGTGGCCAAGCTGGCCGCGCTGGTTTCCAGCCAGCTCGATAGGTTGCGCGACGCGCTGGCGTTTGCCACGTTGCCGCTGACCTGGGCGAACCAGGTGCGCGGTGTGCTGGATGGTATCCGTGCCGATGTGGCGCGCTTGGGGGCGTTGCCCACCGATTATGCCAGCGCGATGCGCGGCTTGGCGGATACGCTGGGCGCGGGTGACGGGACACTGATCAGCGATTTTAATTTGCCACAGGTGGTGAGCAGTCTGGTGGCCGTGGCGCGTCAGCCTGCGGTGCTGGCCAGCGATTCGCCCGCGTTGCGCGGCAATTTGCAACGCGAGGCCAATTTGCGCAGTCAGTTGCTGCTATCGAGTGCGGCGCAGATCGCGCTGGCGGAATACCGCGTGGCCGAAGACCGCGATGCGGTGTTGAGCAGCATCGTCGGGGCAGTCGATGCGCTGTTGCCCAACATGTCGGATGCGGTGTTTGCTGCTGCGCTGGATATGCGCGCCACGTTGATTGAGGCACTGCTGGCGCAGCAGCTTGAGCCTGCCGCGCAACGCGATGTGGTGTCGCCGTTGCCCGCGACGCTGTTAGCACACCGGCTGGAAGTGAGTGAGGAGGTATTTCTTGCGGTGAACAGGGTGCGCCACCCACTGTTTGTACAGGGGCGGGTGTATGGCTAATTCTGCACCCCTAATCCAGATTAAATTCGACGGCCAACGCTACAGCTACTGGAAGCACGCAAGTATCCGCGAGTCGGTGGATGATTTGTGCGCCTCGGTGCAGCTGGGCATTGCCTTGCCGCCCGATGGCGAGTTGCCGCTCAAGCTGACCGCGAACACGGTGATCGAGGTGCTGATCGATAATGTGCTGGTGACAACGATACGTGCGGGCAAGATACGCCGCGCGGTGAGCGATACCAGTCATACAGTTGAGATCGAAGCGCGTTCGCTGGCGCGCGAGCTGGTGGATTGCCAGTATTCCAAAACGCTTAAAAATCTAAAGTTGGAAGAGGTAGTGAAGCGCATTTGTGAGACCTTCAAAGTGCCTTTGAAGCTAGTTGGAACGACGGCGGTGGTGGAGCATTTTGCCATGCAATGCGAGGTGCCCGCCAATGCGCTGATCAATGCGGCGCGGGCGGCGAACTTGCTGCTGTACCCGACCCCGGATGGCGGGCTGATTTTGTCCGCACCGAGCAACTCGGCAGCAGTAGCGACGTTGAGCTACGGGCAGGATTTCAAGCATTACGAATTGCACGACAATTTCGATTTGCGATTTTCTGAATATGTGGTGAAGAGCTTCGATTACACGGGGGGCGCGGCTCTCAAAGGCGCGGTGAAGGATGGCGAATTTAATTTTTTCCGCCCGATGCACATCGTCGCCGACCGCACCGGGCGCGAGCTGGGCGGGTGTGAGCGGCGCGCGGAGCTGGAGCGCAACCGACGCTTGGCCAAGGCGCACGCGCTGAATTTGTCGGTGCCTGGCTTCCATCACGCGCAAGGGCTATATGCGATCAATACGCAAATCAAAGTCGTGATCCCGCAGGAGGGCATCGATCAGGTATTTTTAATCGGTGAGCGTACTTTTATCCAGGGCGAAATTGGCAGCGTGACGCAATTGCAGCTGCTGCATCGCAACGCGTTTTTGGGTGAGCCGCGCAAAAAAATCAGGCGCGCCAGCAACATCAAAAAAGGTGCGAAGCGATGATACGCATGGTATGGAACAGGCTGCAATTGCTAGTTGCACAGGGTGTGGTGACGATGGTCGGGCGCGATAAAATTCAGGCCACCCTGCTCGATGGTGAGGTGCTGGATAACCTCGACCGCGTCGAGCCTTACGGGCTGAGTTATCACCCGAAAAAAGACAGCCGCGCGCATTTGTTTTTTCCCTCCGGCGACCGCGCCTACGGCATCGTGCTGGTGATCGGCGACAAGCGTTACCAGATGGAGCTGGCCGAGGGCGAGGTGGCGTTACACGATGATGAGGGTAATCACGTATTGCTCAAGCGCGGTGGGATAATCGAGGCGGTGGCTAGCAGCAAGGTAATCGCGCAAACGCCGCTGTTCGAGACCAGCGCGGATGCCAAAATCGGTGGCAATTTGCTGGTGATGGGGACGACCCATTTAAGCCAAGATACCACTTGCGATACCAACATCACGGCGGCTGTCAATGTACAGGCGGCGATGGTGTTGGCGGGTGGATTCGCAAGCCTTTCCGGTGGCGCGGCAACGATGCCGAGCGGCATGACGGCAACGGGTACGGTGCAGCTCAACGGCGGTGTGACGGCCAACGGCAAGAGCATCGATGAGAGTCATACCCATACCAGCGGCAACGCCGGTCAACCCACGTCGGGGGTATTGTGATGCTTAAAATTGTGCAAAATCAGGTGGGCGTGTTTGACCTGGCATTTGATGACCCTGCCCTGAATGATGAAGATGCGGCAGTGGCTACACTGGTGTATGCGGTGTTGTGCGGTGATGCAGAAGCCCCTGCATCACGGGTGGCCGACCGCTACGAGCGGCGCGGCTGGTGGGCGAACCCACAAGCGGGTAGCGGCTTGTGGCATATCCGCCGCCAACCATTGGGCAGCGCGGCACGCGCCGAGACCTTGGCGATGGTGCTTAAGTCGCTCATCGATCACGGCTTGAGCCAGGTGGAGATCACCGAGTTGGACGGGTTGGCGGGAAACGTTTCCCGCGTACAGATGCGGGTCGCGGGCGCGCATAATGGCCGCCAATTCGTGTTGAAAGTGCCTCTGTGAGTTATTCCCGCCCCAGCTACGCTACCCTGTTGACGCGCATCGGCAACGATCTTGTCGCGTTGCCCAAGGTGCTGCGTGAGGTGTTGGCGGCGGTGTGGGCGAACGTGGCTAGCGGGCTGCACGGGTATTTGGGCTGGATCGATGCGCAAAACTCGCCACTGACCTGCGAGCTGGAGCGGTTGGCGGATTGGGCGGCGTTATACGGGGTTGATCGTCTGCTGGCAACTGCCGCGACCGGCAATGTGCTAGCGACCGGCAACCTCGGCGCGCAGATACCCGCCGGAACGATATTGCGCGGTGCGAATGGCTTGGATTACACGGTGCTAGCTGCGGTGGTGTTGGGGGCTGGCAACACCGTAGTTACGGTGCGTTGCGCGAGCAACGGGCTGGCGGGGAATTTAGCGGTTGGGGCGGTATTGGCTTTGGTTGATCCCCTGGTTGGTGTGACCGCCAACCTGACCGTGGATGCGCAGGCCCTGAGCGGCGGCGCGGATGACGAGCTGGTGAATGACTGGCGGCTACGCGTGGTTGCCGAATGGCAGGCGGTGGTGACCACGGGGGCACGCGGCGGGAAGATTGATGACTACCGCTATTGGGCGCGCAGCGCGCATGTGTCGGTGAGTGGGGCAATTGTGCAACCGCACGCGCTGGGCATCGGCACGGTGGTGGTGCGCCCGTTTTGCAATTTGCTGGCCAACCGCCTGCCTTCTCAGGCGGTGCTGGATGCGGTGAGCGCACGGTTGACGGCTATCGCACCGGCGGTGGCCGATTGGCGCGTGGCCGCGCCCGTAGTGTATGCGGTGAGCCTGACGATCCATTTATTGCCTGCGGTCGATACCGCCCCCAACCGTGCCGCGATCTTTGCCGCGCTCAACGAGATGGTGCTGACCAAAGGCGGCGATGATGTGCTGACCCTGCTGTGGTCGGAGATCGATACCACCATCGCGTTGACCACCACTCAATACACCATCAACGAGGTTGGAGCTATCACCTGGTTGGCAACCGAAGTGCCGGTGTTGCAGGCGATTAACTGGATTTAACCGATGCAAACTACCCCCCACACCGTCACCGATTACACCGATGCCCAGCGGGCGTTGCTGCCGCCCGGCGCAGCCTTTAATTGGCCGCAGGGTGGCTTCGGCGATGCGCTGTTGGGCGGCATGAGCGCGGAGCTGGCGCGGGTGGACGAGGAGGCGCGGCTGTTGCTGAGTAAGGCGATCACCAACCACCAGATCATCAACGCCAACTGGCACATTGATGAGTATCGCCGTGTCGCCGATGAGGCGTTGGCCGGTGTGGTGGAGGTGATGCCGCGTACCGTTGCCACGGTGGATGGCGCAATTGGTGACCGCCTTTGGGTGAGCGGATTGCCGATGGATTTTACGATCCAGCTGGTCGAGATTGCGGATCATCTGGGACCCGCCGCAATCGGGCGGCAGATTGGCGATTATTTATGGGGTCAAGATGGCCGATTTGTGATGAGGGTGCGCTATTACAAGTCGGTGGTCGATCCTCAGGTTTTGTGGGCTGCACTGGACAATTTTAGGCAGGCACATGTATTTTTTTTATTCGAAGATATAACTGGTTCGGGAGGCTATTTTGGACAAAACTAATGCGGCTGGTAATATAAACGGGGATTTTGTTGCGCAGGATTTGGCGACAAATCAGCCGCCCACACAACTTGATCCGGAGTGGTTTAATGATGTCCAGGCGGAATTGATAAATATTATTAACGCAGGCGGAATTATTCCTCAGAAAGGTGTGCAATCTCAGGTTTTGGATGCTTTAGCTAATTTAGCTCCAGGTAATATTAGTAGAGCAATACAATTTGCATTGCTCCATGTCGCACCAATCGGGGGCGATGAGATCCCTCTAAGGGACAGCATCACTGGGATTATAAAAAAAATAAATTATAAAAGCATTCAGCGAGTTCCGTTTTTTGTCGAAGAGATGGGAATTGTTGGCACGGCAGATGACACGGCTATCTTTCAGGCTGCGTACAACCAGGCAAAAGCCCTTAATCGCCCATTACAACTCCCATCACGTGCGGCTGGATTTAATGTTACGTCGCTGGAATTTATTGGCAACATCCCTGTTTTCGGGGCCGGTCCGCGAAATACGATATTTAATGCTCTCGCCGATGGTGTAACTGTTGTCAAACAATCAGATCGGATTGGTAATAACGGTAATCGGGGGTGGAAAGTACCTATCAAAGATTTTGCAATTAACCTCAGCAACCGCATCAACACAATCGGCCTGCATACAGAAAAACAGGTTAGCTCAGTGCTTGAGCGTTTGAACATTTACGGAAATGACTGGCCAGCAAGCACGGCTACCAGTGGCAACACTGGGTGGCTTAGTGTTGGAGACCAATACTCAAGCTGCAATGACATATATATTGAGCGCACCCAAGTTGGTTTTAGGATGCAAGACGGTGGGGTTGGGGTTGGTGGCGGCATCAACATGCACTATAACGGTTTACATGTATCAAATACACAATTCGGTGCCGTGATTACAAATACAGGGACTTATCCTTTTGGGATAAATAGATTTACCAATTTGAGAATTCAAGTCACATCACATTGTGCGCTTTATCTTGACAATGTATACAATATGCACTTTTCAGGCTTGCCTCCGGAATCATGCTCAGGTAGCGGAACATTAGTTTACGATGGATTTACTATTAAGGCAGGACACATCCATGCCAACAATTCGCAGGCTGCATTTGCAGATTACGTGCATGTGTCTAATGATGCACTTATGGTTATAACAGCAGACAATTATAGTAAATTAGTGTTTTCCAATTCCGGTGGGGCTGCGATAAGGACTGTGGCTGATAATAGTTCCTCCATTTTATGGGATGGGACTTGGGGGAATGGGTCTGTATTCAGTAATACAGAAATAAATTTACAGTCAATGGGATTAGTGCAAACAGTCTGCGCAACGCAGACTGCGAAGGAAGAAGTTGATGCGACATTCCCGAACCTTGTCCCGCTGCCATTAGTAAGCACGGTAACCGCCATCACCGCAACATCGCAAGTTGTCGATGGCGACCCTGATATGGTGGCAGTTAGATCCGTGCAGTTCTCCGCTGTTGCCGGCAATACTTTGGGCTTAAATCAGGTTGTATTTATTATAGGGGCAGCCCCATTTAGTGCCGGAGATACTGTTGTTTCTTCATTTTTAGTCAAAGCGACAACAGATACAAAATTGGGATTTGTGCTATCCCAAAGCGTCGTTACAACACCTCCACTTGAGTTTAAGGCTGGTGTGTGGACGCGAGTTTTTCTGTCTAACAAAATCACGTCCACAAGAGATAATTATGTTATTGGTTACGCCGTAGATACTGATGCGCCTCTAGTTAAATTTACTCACTTTGTAACGGCGGTCAACCTGAATAATCAGCACTATTCCAGGCTTTCGAACAAGCATATATTTAACCCCAAAGACGCGAAAGGTGTGGTGTATAGACTGGCGGCCGCCCCTACAACTGGGACGTGGGCGGTTGGGCAAGAGGTATGGCACTCAGCCCCAGCAGCCGGAGGCGTACCCGGATGGGTGTGTACGACAGCTGGAACTCCCGGTACATGGAAAGCTATGGCGAGTTTAGCTATTTAATCTATTATTCATTTTACTATCCAGTAATCAATTTTATTTTGATTATATTTCTATCCAGAAATCAAATTGTTTTTGTCCGAAAATCAAGTCCGCTTTACTAGCTTTGCAAATGGAATTGGCATATCGGCGAATGGCGCACCATTGCGTAATGCGCCTGGCTTTCTCTCGATCAATGGAATGTAGTGTTGCCAGTCGTAGCTGACTTGATCGCGGTCAAGCAGGCGC